CTTTAGGCACTCCATCCAGACTTGTGTAAGGGCCTGATGGCCTTGCTGGGCGTTGTAGAGGGTGACGGTGATGCGTTCGCTCATTTCTCCCCCATCACCTTCTTACGTGCCTGAACAGCAGCTTCAGGAGCCTCATCCCAGCTATTGCAGAGGTAGCCTGCTGCGTAGAACACCGCTTTCTTTTGACCTTCTGCTTTGGAGCACTTGGCAAAGCCTTGACGGGCTATGTCGGGGTGGATGCGCATCGTGTCGCGCAGGGTCCAGTTAGAACAATCGCGGCAGTTCAAAACTCCACCTCCGTCATGCGCGAGTAGTCGACATACCGGGTCGGGCGGCGGCGCGAATCGGTCACGTATTGCTGCGCGTCCTTGCAGAAATAGACCCACTGCGTGAAGTGCTGAATGTCTCCGTTGCGTTGCTTTTGGAGTTCCAGCTTGCCGTCTGGCTTGTCTGGGTCTGCGCTGGCGTCGTTCTCGTCCTTGCGGGCGCTCCAGACGGTGAACACGTTGTCTGCACCGTCGGTGATCTTCGAAGAACCCGCCACATCCAGCTTGCCGGGGCCTTTGCTTTCGTCTTGGCCCTTGCGGGGGTGTGCCACCAAGTGCAGGTGCAAACCGTTCATGCGGGCAAAGGTGGCCAGCTTTCGCATGGCTTCCTTCTGCGCTGTCATGGCTCCCGGGCCGTCCTCGGGCACATCCGTCATCATCAGGCTGTCAATCACGAAGTGAGTGATGCCGTAACGGCGGTGGGCGTACAGGAACACTTGCAAAAGCCGGTCAATGGATGCCGAGCCCAGCACGTTGAAAATCCACATGCGCTCATGCAGCCATGAACCCACTGCGTCCAGATACTCGGATGTTGGGCGGTCCAGCCCGGTGGCCTGCTTGCAAAGGCGCTTCATCTGGCGGGCTGGAGTCATTTCCCCAGAAAACACCATGACGTTGACGCCATCCGCCATCAAGCCCAACAGCACTTGGGACAGCATCAGCGACTTGCCGTGGCCGTTGTAGCCGGTCCACACCGTCACCTCACCCAGACGGAACTCGAACCAGTCCAGAGGCTTGTCCAGCTTCAGTTTCGGATCACCCGTCTCACCCGCTGCCGGGTAGAACATTGCCTTCACTTGGCCGATGAACTCGCTGGCTCGCGTTAGTTCCTCCGGGTCCATCGGTCGTGCCGCACGAATGCACTCGTCGAAGTCGGCGGCTTCTGCACCAGCCAAAAGCCAGTCGTTGGCATCCTTGGCCCCAAACGTCACCACCAGGCAGCGGTCCAGACCAAGGCGTTTGGTGACTTCAGCGGCACCCTTTTTGCCTGACTCGTCGTTGTCAAAGCAAATCAGGATTTCCGAGAACCGTTGCAGGCGCTCCCAATCGTTCTCGATCCACTGGTGATTCCCGGCCCCAGCGTTCACCGACAATGCGGGCACGCCCATCTGGTGCAGCGTCATGGCGTCAATCTCGCCTTCGCAGATCGCCACACGGCGGCATCGCGGGTCAATCAGGTGCCAGCCGAACAGGCAGGGTTCAGCACCACCCTCTTGCCGCATGTCCTTTTTCTCGGCCACGTTGCGGTACTTGGCATTCACCAGTTCGCCATCGCGCAGGTACGGGAACACGGCATACACCTTGTCACCGGCCAACTGCTCACCGATCTTGAAAGCGGCAATCGTGTCGTCGCTCAGGCCGCGATTTTTCAGCCAATCCCTTACCTGCCCCTTCGGAGACTGACAACGCGGCTTCTGGGGCCGTTTGAAGGCCTTCTGCTCACGTTCCGGCAGGGAGTCACGGATACCCAGATAACGCTTGGCTTCGTCAATGGCTTCTGCAAGCGACAAACCACGCACCGCCATCCACAGGTCGAGAATGTCTCCACCCTCACCCGTTGCAAAGTCAGACCACACACCAGCCTTGGCACCAGTCAGGCGCACAGACATGGATTGACCCGACTCACCGCTGGCACTGCCTACCTTCCATTCGCCAGAGGCCTTCTTGCCGTTAGGCAACAGGTACGGCACCACGGATGCAGCTTCTTTGGCCAGCAGTTGGGAGATTTCTTTGGCGTTCATGCTGCCTCCTTGATGCGCTGGCCGTTGCGGAACTCATGGAAGTTCTTGTGATGGCAACGGTTGCTGGTGGCCTCGTACACAGAACCAAACCCGGCATCAGCCCACCATGTCTGTTTGCGGTGGAACTCGTAGTACTCGTCGGTCCCGTACTTGGGCTCAGAGCCCTGATCGGCCCGGTTCTTGGGCTCGTAAACGTCCTGCCAGTTGTTGCGGGTGGAGTTGTCCAGCACCTCGGTGATGTCGATGCCTTTTGCCCGCATCCGATCCAATGCCGCCAAGATCAAATTCCTGGCCCTGGTGGTCATGGGTTTCTTGATGCGCTTTCGCATCTCCACAAAACCAGACCATGCTTCCGTATCCAGCCATGCCGGAAGATCAGACGAATCCCCCTTGGGGGATATAGGGGGAATATTGGTTACTGGTTTATGGTTACTGGTTAGGGTTTCGTCTGGGTTACGTCCGGGTTCCGGCTCGGTTCCCTCTGGCATCCCAACGGGAACCGACTGGGAATCCACTGGAAACCCACTGGGTTTTTTCTTCGGCCTTCCACCTTGTTTTCCGTTCCGGCTGTTGCGCTCACAGATGGCGTGGTATTCGGCAATCTCGCGGTCACATCTGGACTGACGCCACACACCTCCTTCTAAGCGGAAAAATGCCCGGAGGATCAGACGAACGTCGTCGACCTTGGCTCCAACCCGAAGTGCCAGCACCTCTGGGTCATCTTCCAGTGGGTTTTCTGAGTCGTAGTACATCCAGAGCAGACGCAGGTACGAAACCATTTGGTCGTTGCTCAGGCAGGATGTAGCTTTGATGAAGTCACCAATATGGTGTTGGTAGTAGTGCATCAAGCGTCCCTCAACTCGAACTTCTTGAAGCACCAAGTCACAAACTTGGCGGGGAACATCCCGTAGCAGTAGCCAGTCATCAGACACCTCTTGATGACTGTTCTCATGCATTGACCTTTGGCGGGATGCCGAAGTAACGGCCATACTTCTGGCCTTCAATCGGCTTGCGGACGATAGACCAGCCCATCTCCTTGAGATCTGAAAGCCGACGATGTGGCGAGACCGTGCCGACAAGCTGGATGATCTCCAGTGCAGTGACGCCACGTTTGCGCTTGAGCAGCTTTCCAAGTTTCTCGTGCTGTGTCATAATTCCCTCAACTTCAGGAACCCCGCCGAGGCATTGCAGTGCCGATGACAGCGGGGTTTTCTACGTCCGCACTTCAGGCAGCGGACTTCTCCTTAGAAATTTCGTCGTACAGGGCTTGCAAAGCTCGGTAATTGCGCGACATAACGTCTTGAACATCACCCCTCTCCAGCTTGCTGATCGTTGGCTGTGGGATGCCCGTGCGCTCAGAAACCTGCGCCTGCGTCAGGCCGCTTTCTCGGATGGCAATGAGTAGGTCTCGTGGCTCCATGTTGACTTTCGGTATTCCTGGGAGCATATTGTAGTAGTGTTTCAGGACTATTCAGATGGGATTAAATAAAAAAAATGAGCGACACACTTGCCTCTAGGCTTAAACAGGCCAGGTCGCTTCGCGGACTCACTCAGGTGCAACTCGCAGCCCTGAGTGGGGTGAAGCAACCTGACATATCAAAAATCGAGCGAGGAGAGATACAAAAGACGACGAGTCTTTTGGGTCTGGCCAGGGCTTTGCGTGTAAACCCTCACTGGCTGGACACTGGTGACGGGGATATGGAGCCCCAAACAACACCTGTGCAGCCTGAAGTATCGAATGTGAAGCCTGCACCAGCCATGAGGTTGGTGCCAGTTCTCAACAAGGTGAATGCAGGGATGTACAAAGAAATCGTTGAAGCACACCCGGACGACATTGACTACGTGCCGGTGTACACACCAACCAAGCGCTATACGTTCGCCCTTCGTGTGGATGGCGACAGCATGGAGCCAGGGTTTCCGAACGGCTGTGTGGTGATCGTGGATCCAGAGATAGAGGTGAAGCCCAACGACTACGTGATTGCCATGAACGGGGACAACGAATCCACGTTCAAGCAGCTCATCAAGGACGGGCCGGACTTCTACTTGCGACCACGAAACCCACGGTACCCCATCAAGCCATTAGGCACCGCCCGCATCATCGGTGTGGTGACGGGGTTGCAACTTGAAGCCAGACCAGGCGACCCAACCTGGCCGGTGTAAGGAGGCGACATGAAGCAGTTTCTTTTGAAGGCCAGTGTTTGGCTAGGAGTCGGCCTTATCTATGGCGCAATCGCCATCGCCCTGCTCAACATGGAGGATGGAGGCGACGCGGTCATCATTGGATTCCTGATCTTCTTGGCCTACATGGTTCAGAAGCAGATAGACAAGGTGCAGGACAGCTTGGGGGCTGTACATAGGAAGCTGGACCACATCACTGCCACGCTTGAGGACTTGCGCCGCAGCCAGAACAACAGGCCATAAACACTACACCCCAGCACCAACCCGCTTCGGCGGGTTTTTTGTTGCCTGCACGAAGTTACTGACCAGCCGGTCATAAATATTTGCGTCCT